AAAGAGCGTGTTGATATGATATATAGGGCGTGCGAATTGACTGCGTATCAGGCATATAACAAGTTCGGGAAGGATAACGTAGGCGAATCTATCAAGAAAGCTGTAGAGACCGAGAAAGAATTTGATAAACCGTACGAGTTTGTTCATTATGTCGGGCCACGCCATAAGTTTAACCCGAAGAAAAAAGACAGCAAGAACTTGCCGTTTTTTTCATATTGGGTAAGCGTAGCGGATAACAAGATAGTAAAAGAGGGCGGATACGAGGAATTCCCGTTTTTCGTGACAAGATTTTACAAGAACTCAAGCGAGGCTTACGGATATTCAGCGGCATTTGTCAGTTTACCTGATATATTGATGTTGAATAAGATGATGAAGACGTATATCGAAGGTGCTGAGATAAGCATATATCCAGCGTGGTTATTGGAGTCAGACTCAATTATAGGAACATTAGATTTAAGGGCAGCAGCGATAAACTATCAACGTAGCCCGTTAAGTCAAGGTGTAGCGGCACAGAGTTTAGCTCCAAAGATGAACGCGCAGGTAGCGATAGATTTCATTAATAGGACAGAGAACAACATTAAAGCAGCGTTTTTCACAGACTTATTTTTGATGTTAACGCAGAACGTTAATATGACGGCAACTGAGGTAATAGAGCGGACACAGGAGAAGATGTTAATGTTAGGCCCAGTATTAGGCAGGTTACAATCGGAATTATTAAGTCCGAAATTAAAGCGTACATTTTCAATATTATTCAGACGCAAAAAGCTACCACCGTTACCTGAGAAATTAAAAGGGCAGGAGTACGATATAGTCTATATTTCTCCGTTAGCTAAAGCGCAACGCGCGGTACAGGCTAAAGATATGACAACATTCATGTCGCTAGTGGTACAGATGGCGGGAATGGTTCCTGACGTATTGGACAATGTAGATACAGACGAAATGGTACAGCGGTTAAGTAAGATATACTCAGTTGACCCTGAGGTTATAAGAGATGACGAAACGCGCGATATAATACGCAACCAACGCGCTAAGATGCAAGAGCAGGAGATGCGGTTACAGTTATTAGAACGAGCCTCAGGCATAGGCAAAACAATAAAGGAAGCGACACCAGATGACAGACAAGCAGCAAGAAGCGTTAGCTAAGATAGAGCAGATACGCGAGGATTACCGTAGGGTATTTAGTACAGCGTCAGGCAAGCGTGTATTAGAGGATTTGAAAGTATCGGCGTATTACAATAAGACTAGTTTCAGTTTAGACGCATTACAAATGGCATATAACGAAGGTGCGAGAACGGTAGTATTGCATATCGAGAATATGTCAAAGCCACAAGATAAACCTAAAGGTGTGGCAATAAGAGAAGGAGATACAGATGAGTAAGGAAACTTTGGATCCAATAGTGGACACTCCAAACCCAGAAAACGATGTTACTGAAACGGACGAAATCAAGCAGATCGATAATCCTGACATTGATGTTGACGCTGGCGAGGACGAGGCAAAAGTAAACGATACGCCTAAGACCGGCAACTGGTTCGATAATTTATCGCCAGATTGGAAGAACAACCCAGACGTCACTAAGTATAAGAGCTTAGAGGAATATGTTAAGAGCAACGCTGAAGTGCGGAAAATGATAGGTAAAGAGAAGTTAGTGTTACCTACCAAGAAAAGCACACCAGACGAGGTAAACGCATTTTACGAGAAGCTAGGTCGCCCAAAAGAGCTAACAGGCTATACAGAACCTGTAATAGCTGATATACCAGACGAAATCAAGCTAACTGATACTATGAAAGAGCAGTTCAAAGCTAAAGCGTTCGAGTTAGGCTTAACGGACAAGCAGTTTCAAGGGCTATACGAGTTACAGGCTAATATGTCGATTAACACGTTTAACCAACAGGTAGAAGAGGCTAAGAATATAAAAGCAAAGACAGAAACAGCGTTACGTGAGGAATATGGTGCGGCGTACGAGACTAAAATAGATAACGCGCAGAAGTTAATAAACATGGCATTTGCAGGCGAGAAGTTACATCCTGTGTTTAGTGTATTAGCGAACGATAAAGGGTTTGTTAAAGGCATGGCTAAAATATCCGAGATGTTAGGTGAAGATGTTTTAGAAACCACTAAGCATTCGACATTAACGCCAGTAGAGGCTAAGAAAGAGCTAGACGCGATAATAGGTGGCAGTAGCGAGTTATCTAAGGCATATTTTGACGATTTAAACCCTGAGCATAACGCTGTAGTTGATAAGGTAATAAGCCTACAACAGATGGCAGAGGCAGGTAAATAATGGAAAAAGCAAAGATAAAGAAAGATATATTTGTAGCTGTAATATCAAATGGTTCTATACAACAGAAGGCAGACTGGCAGAACCTTTGTGAGCAAGCTGCTAAATGGATATTCTCAGAGGACACGTTGAAAGAAACCCCTGTGAGAAAGCCAAAGAAATAGGGACACGCTGTAAAAAGCCCCCATTGTGATTGTTCGCCCTTGTTGGATACCGAACGAGTACAGAATTATTGACAAGAAAAGAGGGAATCGAGTGGCGAAAGAAGTTAAAACATGTGCTATATGCGGAAACCAGTTAAGTGGTAGAGCTAGGCGTTATTGCTCAAGAACTTGCTATAAAGCTAGTTTGATAGGCAAGTGCGGCAAAGAGAATAACAATAACTGGAAAGGCGGTATGGCAAAATGTATTGACTGTGGCAAAGAATTATCCCAGAGGAATTATTCAAGATGTAAGAGTTGCTCTAGCAAGGGCGAATTAAATCCTAATTATAAAATAGCCCCAGAAAAATCTTCTAGATGGAAAGGTGGTATTAGCTCGCTTTATAAAGCAGTAAGAAACCTTTTTGAATACAGACAATGGCGGAGCGATGTGTTTTCACGAGATAAACACACGTGCCAGATTTGTCATAAATCTAAAAGTGGAAGGCTGGAAGCTCATCATATAGTTAGAATGTTTTCACTTATGCTAGAAAACAAGGTAGAGACTGTGGAACAAGCCCAGGAATGCCAACATTTATGGAATATTAACAATGGGGTCACTCTTTGTGTCGATTGTCATAAGATTATCCACAAAACAAGGAGACAACATGTCAACCCCTGACACAATATATGCGAAGCAATATGGGTCTAATGTTAGCCTATTGGCTCAACAGAAAGGCTCAAGATTAAGAAATGCAGTTACAGTAAAGAGCGGCGTAGTAGGCGAAGAAACTTACATGGACCAGTTAACAGCTTTTGACGCACAAGCTAGAACAAGTAGATTATCACAAACTAACCCTACATTAGCGAGTTATGCAAGGCGCAGAATAGCGTTAGAAGATTATTTTATAGCTAAAGCGATAGACAAGCTAGATAGCGTAAGAACATTAGCCGACCCGACAAGCGCAATATCTCAAAACGGTATTAACGGTATGGGTAGACAGATAGACGATTTGATTATCGCAGCAGCTACAGGCACAGCTTACACAGGTAAAGTTGGTGGTACTTCAATAGTATTACCTTCTGCACAGAAAGTAGCGGTAGGTTCTTCTAACCTTACATTAGCTAAATTGTTATCAGCTAAAGAGATTTTAGACGGCAACGAAGTTGACCCGTCAGACGAACGGTACATTATCGTTAGTTCTGGTATGTTAAGTTCTTTATTGAACACAACTGAAGTTAAATCAGCTGATTATAATTCAGTTAAAGTATTGGTTCAAGGCATGATAGACACTTATTTAGGTTTCAAGTTTATTAGAAGTGAACGGTTAGCAGGCGGGGCAACAGCACGTAAGGCTATCGCTTTTACTAAGTCTGGTATAGGTTTGGCTATCGGTCGTGATGTTACTAGCAGAATAGACGAGCTACCTAATCAACATTATGCTAAACAGCTATATTTCTCTATGAGTATGGGCGCAAGCCGTCTGGAAGAGGCTAAAGTTGTGGAAATCGCGTGTAATGAGAGTCTATAAGTAACAATTAAGTAAAAGGGAGCGTAAAAATTATGAGTACACTTTATGGAGTAAATGCGACAAAGATGTTGACACCTACAGGTGCTAATATAATAGACCAAGGTATCAACAAAAGTAATGTATGTTTCATGTATGACACATACGAAGCATCGGCAGTAGCGGCAAATGATGTTATAATCGTATGCGACAAGCTACCTGTAGGCGCGATAGTAACAAGTATAAAACTTGTTTTTGACGATTTAGGCGCAGGGAACACAGTAGACGTTGGCGATGGTGACACAGCTGACCGTTATATGGACGGTATAGACGTTGCTACAGCGGCTGGTACGGCTACTTATCCTAACGAAACTTGTATAGCAGGCGTAGGATATCAGGTAACAGGTGAAGATGATGATGACCAATTACAGATTACTATTTTAGGGTCTACGGCTACTGGTACTATCAAGATTCTTGTAGAGTACGCGATTTAGTTTAACGGGGGGTGTAAAAGCCCCCCATTTTAATTATGATAGACGTTTTAATACCGACATATAAAAGACAAGCGAAACTAGCAAAGTGTATAGAGTCTATTTGCGAGGGTAGCTACAAGTATGTACGGATAGTGGTATTACCAGATTTAAGGCGGTTATGGTGTATGCGGTTAATGAACGAAGGGTTTAAGCTATCTACGGCTGATTGTGTATTGCCGATTTCAGATGATATAGAGCTAGACAAAGACACCTTAACTATTGCTTATGGTTGTATGAAAGAGAATTATCCTGATTTTGATGGGATAGTAGGGATAAAGCAACGCGGATTAGATAATAAGACTGGCGTATTGCTTATCGGTAGCAAGTTTTTGGATAGATTCCCTGAACGGATGGCGTTTTGCCCTATATATAAGGGTTTATATTGCGATACTGAACTGGCTGAATATGCACAAAGCGTGGATAAATTCACATATTGCGATAAAGCGGTGGTTACGCATTATCATCCGTCATTGTATCCTAACAAGAAAGACGAAACGCACGATATTGGTAGGCAATATAAAGTGCAAGACATAAACAACTGGGATAGGCGTAGAGCTAAAGGTCTGTTATGGGGCAGGAGTTTCGAGTTATGATATATGTAGGTTTTTATACAGATAAATACAAAGAAGAAGCGCGTAAATTGATTGAGACATTATTCAAGTTCAATCTCAACTTTTACGTTCAGCGCATAGAAGATTTAGGCTCGTGGGACGCTAACACGCATTATAAAGCCACGTTTATACGCGATTGTTTAGACATATTCTGCGAGCCTATAGTATATTTAGACTGCGATGCTAGGGTATTGAAGAAGCCTGTTTTATTTGATAATTTAGATTGTGACATAGCGTTTCACCAATTAACGCATAAATATTGCAATAAAGAGCTATTAAGTGGCACGTTATATTTGGATTATAATGTTAATGTCTTGAATTTAGTATCGCATTGGGCGTTGTTATGCGAGCAAGTAACAGCTGAATATGAGCAACGCAAGTTAGAGATAGCGTTAAAAGAACGTCCTGATATAAGGGTAGCAACGTTACCTATTGAATATTGTGCCATATTCGATAGAAAAGAGGTTAAAGATAAAGAGATAGACCCTGTGATATTACATACACAAGCAAGCAGAAGGTTAAGACATGCGTAGAGCGACAGAAGAAGAGCAGAAATATTACTGTAGCGAGATGATCCACGAGATAGCAGGTTCGTATAGCGGTCTATTGGTTATCTACGGTGGCGGTCGCGATATGTGGCAAGAGCGTGCAGCAGTAGAGATGTTAGGTATAGGATACGACACAATGGCGGTTAATGTTGCAGGAATGTTTATACCAGACTTAACGCATTTATATTCGTTACATTATAAGAACATATCGTATATAAGCAACTGGCGGAAAGTGGAGTACGGGTCAAGAGCTAAGCATATATGCCATTCGACAAAAGAGATAAACGGTGTAGATTACGTATGGCGCTTACCGTCACAAGCAAGCACAAGCGGGTTAATGGCGATAATATTAGGGCATTTATTGGGATACGATAAGTTTATTTTATGTGGTGTACCTATGGACGGAACAGGTTATTTCTATAAACCGTCAGTCAACAGCACATTTAGCGATAGATGTCGTGAAATGGAAATACAGAATTTAAAAAATAAGGGGCTAGATGTTCGAAGTATGTCAGGCAGGACAGCTGATATTTTCGGTAAGCCTACTTTAGAGTGGATAAAACAGGAGAAAATATATGCCTAGTCAATCGGACGTATCAATATGCAATTTAGCTTTAACGAGGTTAGCATCGTCAAGAATAATGTCATTAACGCAAGATGATGAGAACGCTCGTAAATGTAACGCTGTATTTAGTTATATACGCGACAATTTATTATCCAAACGGAACTGGAATTTCGCCACTAAAGAAGCGTCTTTAGCGTTGTTAGACGAAGACCCGATATTAGAAGATTGGGCTAAGATATACCAAGTACCGACAGATTGTTTAAGAGTATTACGGCAAGAAGGTGATTATCCGTTCAAGATAGTAGGGAACAAGTTATATTCTAACGA